TTCAATAGTAGATATATCCCCACTGTTGTTAGTGATCTTAAACTGTAATAGCTTTTGTCCTGTTAAATCATTTTTTAAACTGTATATATTCCACACATTAACCGTTAATGATTCTGCCTCATCAACAAAGATATTAACCAGGGGAGCATTCACCACTAGACGTTCGGGTATAGTTCCTTTCAATATTGCGGCTGCATTGACAGGGTTCAGATTAGCGAAACTCTGCGCATCAGGCCCCATTACTGCTTCTATTTTTACATTCCCGCCGTTACTTGGCCTAATAGCTAGAAAGAGATCCTTGTAACCAGTCATGTCCAGGGGCCAAGTTCCATCTGCGTTAACATCAGGCGTTAAAATTGTTCCACCATTGGCTATTGCTTCATCAATATGAAAAGCGATAAAGTCCTTATCACTACTTTTGGCGCCTTTCCAGTCTCCCTTTTCATCTACAAAGCCAGTGTCAAGAACGGGCTGCACATACTGGGGCACTTCAATCGTGCCGTCTACGGTTGCGGACTCGATGCCCGCCTCCCTTGCAAGAGACCAAGGCGCTAGCCCTTTTCTATTGCGAACCATTCTAACCTACTGAAATACTAAGGTAATTGCTGCTTGGGCAGATCCGACGTCGACGTCCATCGCGACTGCTACCGAAACTTGGTTAGATCCAACCACAGATATGGATGTATCCAAGGTCATTGGCATATTAGTCATACCGTTTGATACGGTTGTACCATCTACACCCTGGGAACCTATGACTAGGGTTTCCTGTCCAGAACTAAGTCCATCCCCAGAAAGTTGACAGGCGAATGTCGCTGCTCCATTGGTTGCGCTATCTGTGCTGATAGTTGCTATGATGCCAACTATGGAACTTGCCGAAGCAGGAACCTGCACGGATGCGGTTGTTGATTGTCCGTAAAGACTACCAAGTGCGGTAAATGTATCCGCTGCTGTTATTGCGCCTTCGCGCGTCCTGTAAAAGGCCATTGTTATTTTTTCTCCTTATGCGCGCAGTTTCAATGGGCCTACACTACCCAATACTTTAGATCCTCCCAAACTGCCAAGAACTAACTTAGCTGCCAGGGTTCCGACTCCAATCTTAATAAAGTCGTTTTTATTTGTTTTAAATGCTTTTGATAATATATCAATTCCACCTTTAATATTTCCGCCTATCATTGCTTGTGCTGCCGAACCTGCGTCAGCTGCTTGTAAAAATGCGAGACCTGCTCCAGTCTCCAAAAGATTTATGCTAAATGACTTGCGCCTTCGTGCTCTCCTAACTTTTCTTCGTGCTACCATTATTTCTCCTAAGTGGGGAGGCCATCGAAGGCTCCCGACTACTCATATATGGGTAACTACTTAAGAATGGAGGGTCTTGAATCCCTCACAATCAGGGCAGGGATACTGTTGTCCAGGGTAAATATGCACTTTCCATTCATGTTTACACCTAGTGCATCTTAAGATCGCTTCACGTTGATAATTAGTCATCCATACACTCCTTTCGATAACATCCTACTTTCCCATAATGCTCCTCATCTCCATGAGGTTGAATGTAAAATTGATTGCCGCAGCTTGGGCAATTCTTGAAACTTAACCAAGCGTGTCGATAAGGAGGATCTGAACAGTGAATGCAATATACACCGTGGCTTGTTTCCTCCCTGCCTTTCTTGAAACAACAGGGGTTAATGTCGTCATACTTGTACATCAATGCTAATTCTACGAACAATTTAGATCGCGACACTCCGCGTTCAACCAAAAAGTCATACAAGTCTTGCGGAATAGTCATATTACAAACAACTTTCCTGATTCTTTTTCCTCCAGGGGTTTTGAGTGGTTTCCTTCCCCTGGTTTCGTCTTTGTCACCTGCGCTCATTCACAATCCCAATTTTTTAGCTAACTCATTTAATTTTTTTAATGCTTTTAGTTCTCTCTTTCGATTATTCATAATATAGCAATAGCGAACTCTACTTAATAGAATGTATGTATAATAAATACTTCATAAGGTGTCCCTGTCCCCCTTTCTGAATTGTCGTTTTTACTTTCGATAATAAGAATTATAAAAAGTAGTATTAGAACAACACGGTTTTTAGGGTAAAAAAGAGACTTGGAATAACCCTATATATCTTATATTATTTAATATACATATATAATATATATAATATATACTACTTCAACCCTAACTTATCACTCTTTTTGGACTCGTTACTGGGGGTGTTTTGGCTATCTGAGCTCATTAAACCCCCTAATCCACCCCTTTTCATGAGGTATTCAGCCACAAACCCAAGGATTGGGTTGTCCCTGGTCACTGCTTTGATAGTTGCTTGGCCTGTGGATTGGTCTAATTTTTTACTGGCCGCACCCAGAGAACCAAAAAAAGAAGATTGAAACGCTTCCAGTTTATCATGCATCCGATCTTCTATTTCATTTACAATCGGATCCAATGCCTCGAGTAACATTTCATCAGACTCAGGGCTGCGGATATATTCCACCCAAGCATCACGGCTTAATCCTGCGATAAAATGAGACAAGAAAAAATAGAAGATACTCCAAAAAACGGCAAGCCCTATCAATTCGATGGCTGTAATCTCCATAACTACCGACCTTTAGGTATTACTAAACAAGACCACAAACCTGTAGAAGGATTTTGATATGCAAAATGTCCTAGTCCACAAATCGGTTTACCTGGAACATTGGTCGGGATATCTGGAATATCAGGCGCAGGGGGGCCTATGACTAAAGGTGAAACCACCCCTGCATCCTTTAAAAATTTAAACAATACAATCAATGCTCCTATATTCATTTTTTCACGTACTTGTCGTAAAAGTCCAGAGTTTCCCCTTTGAATAATATTCCGCCACCTGGAAGTATAAGTTCGCTTACTGCTTCGTTTAAATCTTTTATAAAAATCCCAGTATCAATGGCCGTGCTAACGTCTGATGGGATTTCTGGGATTTGTTTAGCCAATATAGGTATAATTATAGAAAGTAACTTTGGTAAAGATGCAAATAAAGCCGCCCCCGCTATAAGCGAAGGGATCTTCTCATTGCTTGCTAATTGTTGGAAAATACTACTTCTTGATTCCCTTCCAAGGTATTCATCTAAAGCTACTTTCTCGGCAGCTGTAATCTTCTCTATGGTAACGTCATTAGGTACTGCAGCAAAAACCATTATCGCCTCTTCTTTTTTCCTGCGGGGGTTTTTCTAAACGCTACACCAAGCTTCTTTAGATTAGGTGAACCCGATCTTAATCGGAAGCGTGGCTTTTTGGCGTTAGCCTTAACAAAGTTATTCCAGGCACTTGGTTTCCGTTTACGTTTTACTTTTTTAATTTTTCTCGGGTCTAAAGTACCTGCTTCAACCTGACCTGCAAAAAAGCCTCTATCATAACCAAGATTAAAAGCCTCCAGCCATTTTTCTTTGTCTAGGGGCATTATACGATCCGCATGAATGCTGTTTCAATAGTAGATATATCCCCACTGTTGTTAGTGATCTTAAACTGTAATAGCTTTTGTCCTGTTAAATCATTTTTTAAACTGTATATATTCCACACATTAACCGTTAATGATTCTGCCTCATCAACAAAGATATTAACCAGGGG